GAAGCCAAACTTCGGGAGAAGAACAGTGCCTAAACTATTTGAAGTGCCACGCAACACAAGAATCGTTTTGCCTGATGGAATGGAACTGAACTTCCATCACATAGACGGTATGTATTCATACTGCGAGGATGACAACGGTAACGTCATGCATTTGGCAGCATGGACTGATGTAAACATAAAGGGGGAAGACAATGAAAAAGATTCTTGCAATGCTTCTGCTGGTTGCGACAACTGCCAGTGCGGATAGCTGGTTTGAGATGCCTAATCAAGCGGGAGGGAAGATTCTTTTGCTTGACCAGTTGTGCGAAGGAAAGACAAGCGGGAAGCTGGTGATTGCCACAATCCCTGACGGAGACAACATCAATGGATGCTGGTACTACTTTGCAGACATGGTGCATATCGTCTGGAGCAATGGCAAGACATCAAGCTTTGAGCCTAAGAGTTTCACGCCGAAGAAATCTAAATAGGAGAGATCATGAACCTTAAAGTTGAAGTATGGAAAAAAGCCGTAGCCGACATGGAACATTCAATCATGGGGAGAGTGCCAAGATTGTTTGAGTCAAAGAAGGCAGCAGAAACCATTGAGCAATATGCCGAAAGAGCCATTCAAGAACTGAGGAATTCTTTGGATCAACTGAAAGAAGCCCGTAAACATCTTGAAGAAGCGGAAAAGGAGAACAGGAATGAATAATCCTGTCTGCTGGGCAAAAGAAGAAGACCTTGAAGATGACGGGTTCACCCATGCATTCACGGTCTTCAACAACGAGCCAATGTCTGGAAACCACAGGTGGGTTCCTCTGTACCGCGATCCTATTGAGGTCAACCCATCCATCGACATGATCCGCGAAGCATTCGAACAGGGCAGACAACAAGGAATGCAACAGGAACGGGCGATGTGGGAACTGACTAGGGCAGGAGAAGCATTGGAGCCTTGGGACTGGCCTAAGTCAAAGCCATGATTGTTCATTTAAACGCACAAGACATCATCCTCGCAGCGCACCATGCAGGAATCATAGAAGGCGTGAAGAGCGTACAGCTTCAACGGGGGGAGATAGCAAACAACCGGATCTCTGATCAGGGGGACTTTGCTATCCATTACGCAGGGATGCTTGGGGAAATTGCCGTCAGTAAATCACTCGGCATTCCCTTGCGTACAGACATCACTATTGGTGGGGATGGAAACATTGATATGACCCATCACGGGCAGTCAATCCAGATAAAAACCAGTACCCATCCGGTCACCCCTCCGCCTCGTTATCTTATATTCAACACGCCTCAAGATTTTTCTACGGATTGGTCAATTTCTTGTTCCATTCAGCAGCCAGCAGTGGTAAAAATTCATGGGTTCGCCAGCAAAAAAAAGTTCCTAGCCAATTTGGTAACACATGACTTTGGGTATGGGATTAGATATTGCCTTGACGAGAAACATCTGACTCCCATTGAACGCTTTGAGGAAGCCATAAAGGTCATGAAATGAGGAACTACCGAAAAGAATATGACAACTACCAAGGCACGGAAGAACAGAAGAAGAACCGTGCGCAAAGAAACAAAGCCCGTCGCCAGCTTCAAGCAAAGGGCGTATCAGTCGCAGGAAAAGATGTAGCCCACAAGGTTGCTCTGTCTAAAGGTGGCACGAACAAAGATGGTGTCACTGTGCAGTCTCCTTCAAAGAACCGTTCGTTTAAACGAAACAAAGATGGTTCGATGAAATGATTGCTGATCTTATTTCCCATTACAACTTTGATCAGACCAAGCGCATAGTCTGCCCGGTGTGTACGCCGGAGCGGAAGAAGCAGCGGTCTAAGGACATGACGCTGACCAGAAAGCCCGACGGTGCAATCGTATATCACTGCCATCACTGCGGGGCGAATGGATCAGTACAACCGAAAAAAGAGGAGAGAAAATTGTCTGCCGTTCCATCCAAAGTCATCGTGAGTAATAAATTGGAAGACCGTCATTACCAATGGCTTCAGAGCCGGGGGATCTCAAAAGAAACCGCAGACAAGATGAAGTTGTTTGCAGCCGACAAATACTTTGGCAGACTGGACAAGCGATGCGATGCCATCGGCTTTCCGTATTACAGGGATGGAGCACTGGTCGCAGCCAAGTATCGATCCTTCCCGGAGAAGGACTTTACGCAGGACTCTGGTGGGGCGCATGACTTCTTTGGTTTAGACAAAGTGGAGAAGGGCAAGCCCCTTGTCATCGTGGAGGGAGAGGTGGACTGCCTGACCCTGATCGAAGCAGGTATCGCCAACGTGGTATCCGTGCCTTCAGGAGCGCCAGTAAAGGTCGCAGATGGCAAAGTCCTACCCAGCGAAGATAAGAAGTTCTCATATGTCTGGAACGCCCGTGAGGTAATCGACGCAGCCCCATACATCATCCTTGCCACAGACCAAGATCCCCCCGGACAGGCACTGGCAGAAGAACTGGCAAGGCGGATCGGAAAAGAGAAATGCAGAGTTGCCAAGTTCGACAAGAAAGACATGAACGAGGTCTTTCTTTCAAGTGATGACCCAGCACAGACAATTACCCAGATCCTAGACTCAGCGCAGCCCTACCCAATATCCGGTCTATCAGAAGCCGCAACCTACTATGAGCGTTTAAACGACCTATACGCCAAGGGAACAGGGAAAGGATTCAGTACGGGATACTCATCGGTTGACCAGATATACACCGTCGCACCCGGACAGCTAACCGTAGTCACCGGGTATCCATCTTCAGGCAAGTCCAATTTCGTAGACCAGATGATGGTCAATCTCGCCAGAGACCATGACTGGAAATTCGCCATATGCTCATTCGAGAATCAGCCGGACATCCACATATCCCGCCTAATGGAAATATATACCCGCAAGCAATTCTTCTCAGGCAGGGACAGGATGACCGAGGAAGAGCGAGAGAATGCATTCCAGTGGGTGAACGAACATTTCCTCTTCATCGATACCAACGGCGAGGAACCCAGCACCCTCGAATCCATCCTCGAACGGGCGAAGGTGGCAGTCAAGAGAATCGGAGTCCGGGGACTGGTCATCGATCCTTATAACTACATCGACCTAGACAAGTCCAGCAGCACTGAGACCGAAGCCATCAGCCAGATGCTTACCAAAGTCCAGAAGTTCTGCAAAGCGCATGACGTTCATACATGGTTCGTCGCTCACCCCTCAAAGATTAACCGCTCAGGCGTAGAACAGCCCCGCCCGGACGGCATGTCCATCAGTGGATCAATGGCATGGTGGGCAAAGACAGATTGTGGCCTGACAGTCCATCGGCAGGATCAGTACGTCGAGATTGCCTGCTGGAAGTCTCGCTATCGCTGGGTGGGAACCCAAGGGGAAACGACCCTTCTCTACAATAAGGTGGCAGGAACTTATTCGGAGAACTTGGATAAGTTTTGAGGGGAAGTGCAGATTCTGCGCCCCTCCCGCAGTGTAGGATCTCTGAGAGCCAAACAAAGCCAACTGATAACCGGGGACTCTCAGAGCATCCGCAACGTCACATCTGCAAGGCTATTTGCGGATGGTATATGTACCCGGTTACCTATTCTTCATCATCTGCTTAAATCTGGAATGCTTCTCGACCAGATCATTGCGGATTTGTTCATCATCAAGAATGGCAATCACTGCCATCTTTGCTTTGTGTTCTTCATTTCGGTAGTGGTATGCAAGTCCGCTTGCAACAAGCGCCCAGATAATCAAAAACAGTTCAGCAAATGTAATCATTTCAAGCCCCCAATAGTCATAAAAATTGCAGATTTTAAAGAACCAGCATTTGCGACAGGTAAAAACCCCGATCCATTTACCCTGAAAACCTTCCAAATTGGATGGTCATAAGAAATAAACTTTGTGCCTGTCTTCACGTTTCTTAAAAGGTAATGTAGATGAACTTGTTCAACCAAATGAGAGTTTTCATCCAATTCGTCATAGCACCTGTAGTCACTATTTATCAAAAAATACGGACGATCAAAGAAAAAGTTCATCAATGCACCTGTGCATCATCAGGCTTTGCGCCAAACTCTTTTGTGATGTCGAAGTTTATTGCAGTCATCTTCAAAAGATCTTCTTTTGAAATACCTTTTTGAAGAGCAATGATTGACGATATTTTCAGAAGAATGCTCAGAATAATCCCGTTCGGCACGGGACTATCGTTACAATCCTCGACCAACTTCTGGAAAAGAGCAAGGATTAACCTTCCCTTTTCCTCATCGAGTTCGCCAATTTCCTGAGTTTCCATTTGTTCCATGTCTTTCCCTTTCTCTACTATCATCAAGCGGCAAGCTTAATATGTTTAAACGAGGTATTCGCCAAGTCCCTTGAGTTCTTAACCCTTACTGATTTTGGGTAAGTTCCAGATACATCGCACCCGATACCTATGCCGATGGTGGTAATCCCCAGCCTTTCACCTGTCTCAACCTGTGCGCTGGTTTCATCAACATCCCCTTGCCCATCCGTAATGGCAAAGCATATTTTCCTGCGCTCACGGCGATGCAAAAGCAGTTCATGAGCGTATCGAATGGCGAAGTAATCATTGGTTCCTCCCCCATCATCAACCCGCGCAAGATCCGGAATAACCTTTTTCACCGGCATGGAAAACGGTTTGAACAGCGCAGTGCTTTGACCAAACGTAAGCAAGGCAGTTGCCACGCCAGCACGGTTCAAGGTATCCAGAAGCGTCACGCAAGTCCGAACAGCATCTTGCATAAGATCATCCCCAAACATGGAACCGGAAACATCGAGAACAATGACAACGGCAGAATCAATACCATCTTCTTCCAAGTGGCGTTTAAACACTTTAGAATTCCCAGTACTCACCCTATGCAAAGCATTAGGATTCAATGCGCCGTTCTTCCGGTTGATCTGCCATTCATCCAAGCCTGACATTTCAAACAGTTTCCTGACTTCATACCTAAGTTTTGCACTGCCAACGGTATCGGTTTTGAACCCCGGATTGCAGCGCATATGCGTACTTTTATCAGTAAGGAATGCATCCTTGCTGTACGTTCCCCCGGTATGCATGGACTTTTCCAGCTTCTTAGGTTTCACGCTTGCTGGCTTAGTCTTCTGCCCACGGGAAGGGATTTTGCGAGTGCCGACAGTCTGGATAGGTTTGGGTTTACCCTCGCCTTCTCCGTCATCCTCGCCTTCCCCTTCCTGTCCTTCCCCTTCCTCACCCTCACCCTCACCTTTCGCTTGTGGTGGTGGTGGCGGAGGGTTTGATTCGGGCGGAAGTTGCAGTTGCTGGAAAACCCATTCAGCAATTTTCAAATTGTCTTCGCTGCCTTTGGATGCCTTGATCCTTTCGGTTGCCTCAGCAAAGATAGACTCAAGACCGCCAGCTAACGGAGGGACATTGCAAAACCCACGGGCATACATTGCCAGCGCGAAAGGATAATTGGCAGGATCAGTCCAGTCCTGAACATCCATCATGGTTTCATCAACCAAACCATTCGCCTGATCCCTCAAGAATCCTTCCGCATTGCCGACAACCTTATGATCAATTGCTTTGCGTTCTATATAGGCATCCTCGATACCTTCGAACAAAGCTTGCACATAAGTACCGCTTGGACTTTTGAATGTTTGGGATGAATATCGAACGTGCAATATTTCATGAAACAGCCATCCAATATAGTTATCAACATATTGATGACTAATCACGGCATCATCTGCAATGTTCGGCAGGTTGATGCTGGCATACGATGAAATAATGCTTGCCTCATTCGTCCTGTCAGTCCAAACAACTCGCATGTCATCCTTGTTAAGAATGCTTTTTCCGAACTTCGCAACGGAAGATTCAACAGCATTCCTGAACTCATAGCCTTTTATTGGGCGCATGTTTTCCTCACAAATGTTTTTGGATCAGCTTCTTATCAAGGCACGTTGCATATATGGATTCCAGTGCAGCAGCCGATTCAACAGGCTGGCGGTCTGCAATCGTGCTGTCCCATGCCATTTTTACCGGCATCATCTGCAATGCACGGAGGAAGCCAACTGTTTGACGGATGGACGGAGCGTCAATCACATCCCCTGTTTTGACTTTGCCACGGGCAATTAGAACAGCACCAACAACATGCTCGACCAGATTACGATTGCAGCCCGTGTGCCGGGTAACAGCATCAATCTCAGCTTCACGCGACATATGTTCGAAGCGGATCAGGCGGGTGAATCGATCGGCAAGGGCAGAATTCATCTGCTGGGTTCCAGCATAGCGTCCAGTATCGTCCCCGTTCGTCAGCGTGTTATCTGCTGCAAAGACTAAGACTCCCGGCGCACGACGGCGTACCGCTCCGCCAATGGATACCGCGCTATTTGGTTCCAGCAGACCGTTCAGGGGCGCAAGCTCACCCGGAGCACAATTGGTTATTTCGTCCAGCAGGATGATGGTGCTAGGGGTTCGCCATGCAATCAGAAAGTCTGCCTCTTCGAACATGGTATTGCCATTCTGCAAACCTTTATCGCCAATATAATCGGCGGTGGTGGTGTACTTATGGAAGTTGATCCGGCAGTATCCACGCCCGGTACGCGCAGCAAATTGCCTGGCAGTCTCGGACTTGCCTGTCCCCTTTTCACCGCCAAACCAAAGGTTTTCCCCGGTAATCTGAGTCAGCAGCAGGTGGCGCAAGATAGGTTCGTGCCAGATGAAATTCGGATCAATGGCAGGTGAGTGCGGATGATTCCAGCAGTCAACCATCACCGGATCACCTTTCATGTCTTTAATATCAATCCCAAAGACTTCAAGGGCAGACTTGGATTCCACAATACGAATGGCAGAGTAATCCGCCATTGTTTGTTCAAGTCCAGCTTCCTCAACAATGCGTTTAAACGGTTCAAATGCATCGGCTACGACCTTTGCGACAGCAGCCTGAACCTGAGATTCGGAGACCTTGATCTGTTTGACTTCATCGTTATACCCATCCAGTTTGTCTACTACATCCTTCGCAACTGCCTCAAAGCTTTTCGTCAATGATTCGACATTGCGCTGAAGGATATTTAAGCCGGTAGTAATCCGCTGGGATTGTTCATTCGCAGCCTTGGCGATTTGCTCCGCATTGTGCGCAGTTTGATTCGCCACGCCGACAGCGTTTTGCATGGACGAAATAGCATTCCCTGCACGGGCATCAATATCGCGCAGTATCTGGTAAACATTTTCCTCAACTTCATTGCTAGGTGCAGCAGCTGCACTGGGCGGGTTCATGATGTTATTCATATTCAATGTGCCAGATACGATCTGCCCAGTCAGCCAGTTCGCGGCATAAGTTTTGTCAATGCCCATTGTGGGATTCGGGCAATGCGCGTTATACGCATTCATCACGACATTCAAAGGCAGACGGATGATCTCTTCAAAAATATTGCTTGCATTGTTGCTCATGTTTTCTCCAAAGAATTAATGTTTATTTAAAAAGCATATCCGCAACTGCTTCTAAAGTAGTCCAACTGATGCCCACTTCGGCATCGTGCCTTCGCTCTGCAACAGCCAACACATCCCGGCATTGTTCATTAGTCAAATGCGGAGCAACTTCCTGAACATCATCAATTCCCCAGAAAACAGCCATCCAGTCAGGACTTGCCAACATTCGGCAGTGGCGTTCCAATTGATTCTTTTCAAACTCGGAAAAGTCATCCGGCACGGTCAATTCAATAGTGATTGTTTTCATATGTCACCAGCTTGATTGATAATAAAAAGACCAGCCTTTCAATGTTTCATCGTCCAGCACGGCGGTCAATTGCTTGTCAGTGATTGCCAAGTCATTCCAGTAATACTCGTCCATCTCAGTACTACCGAAGAAAAATCCTTCCATCGGAGGCAATTCTTGCTTCGCTGCGCCCTTACTTTTCAACAGCAAAAGCTTGCGGCACAAGTCCCGGAGTTTGATCAGGTTTTCCCTTGATACGTAATAATCCCGGCAATCATCCTCTCCGCCCTGCACGTTCATCACGAACCATCGGTGAATGGCATTTGCCTTGCGCCAGTAAGCTGCTTCAAGTCGAACAGACTTCACGCGCCATTTCACGCCAACAATTTTTTGGATTTTGTCAGCCGCTTCCTTTTCATTACTATCATATTGCGACAGGTAGTTTTCTGCGCTTAAGTACATATCCAGACCCATGATCTTCCCTTTCAATAAAAAGCAACTTCAGTTTCAGTAATCAGCTTCGCATACCCGGTATACGTCACTGCCCAAGCTTGTATCTCTCCGGCTTTGAATCTTTCCCATTCCCATTTGGAAAGCGGATAGCCTTCGGCGTTTTCCAGAATCTGACAATCGATTCTGCCCGGTTCATCACAAGCGTTTTTCTCTGCCTCGTCGGCGCAGCAAAACTCTTTGAATTTGTCCGCCAGTTCATTCATTGATCCGGCAGACAATTCGATATCGATATGGAAATTCTGGTACTCGCCAGTGCATCCCTTTTCGTAATCATCAAGCTCTGAAAGTTTGTGAATGCCTTTGATTTTGTACATAAGTCTCCCCTTAACTGTTAAGCCATTCGTCATATGTTTTTATTTCCCAGCCAAGCGATTCAGCAGCAGCGCAGTAAATCTGATATTCGCTGTCATCATCGCCTTGGCATTGGGTTTGCCAGTTTTCATTCGGTAAAAGGTTTTCCATATGTTTCCCCTTAGTTAAGTTGCATACATTCTCCGCACGGGCAATGCGGCATTCCCACTGCCGCCCATTTTTGAGTTAATCGAACCGTATAACCGCACTCCGGGCAGGAAGCCTTGAGCATCCTTGTCCCTTGCACTTTTCGCTGCGCAGTGGCATTCAATGCTGCGTGAGGGTATTCACCCAGCGAATTAATGATTGCCTTGTATGCCACTTCAAACCCGGAAGCCTGAACAGTAGACTTCCAAGGTTGCCGCCCAGTGCCAACAGCCCGGAGATGCATTGCTGTTGCATGTTTTTGGAAATTGACTCCGTGATTCATGCAACCCGGTAAGGAATGCACCAATTCATGGATCAAAATGTCAAACACTCTGCCCGGATCATCTATTGTCGGAGAGATAAGAATCTCGAAAGTCTTATCCGTGCTGGCAACGTCAGCCCAGCATTCCCCAATAGCGTGTGAGCGTTTAAACGTGGAAGGAAAGCCGCAAGCGACCCGGATTGATTTGGGCAATGGCGCCGCCCAAAGATCAAACATAGGACGGAGTTCCGCGACAGCAGCAGTCAGCCAGTCTTCCCTTGTGGAATATATTTTCATGATGTCAAAAGGATAAGAGACAGTAAAGGAATGCCCAGAGCAATACAAACCCGATTAAACCGCCAATGAATTCAAGGAAGGTATTCATAAGCCCTCAGGAAGGTCTATTTCATCGCCCAGCTTCGATGCCACATAGCAGCGCATTGCTGCGATGAGTGGGGTTGTGCCTTCGCCAAAGATAGGGCGACTATGCCGCTTCGCTGTTGGATGTCTTGCAATCCATCGTGAGTCATGTAGGTATTCCACTGCCAGCCCTTCTCGCTCAATAATCGGCCCGCCTTGCGCCCAGTTTTTATGTGGGTTCCAGACTGTGTATGGTTTACTTTCAATCAATAGCTGCGCATGCGGCGCACTCCATCGCACATCAACCCCTTCGCACTTCGCCACTGCCCAGTCCAGCGCAGCGCCTGTCAATTCAGATGTTTTCATATTTCCCCCAATTAAGCCTCAGCAGTGGCGCAGGATTCGCAGGAACGATGATCATGCTCTTCAGCGTAGTCGCAGAGTTCAGCGTAAGTATCGAAGTCGTACTCTTCGCCGCACTCCGGGCAGGAATAAAGCCAGCTAACATCAAACCCTATTGAGCAATAGACGCATCCAGACCAGTCTTCAGACAATACCCAGACATTCCCGGAGCCCTGATTCACGCCAGCATGGGTATATTTGTCAACAGATAACCCGGCAGATTTGATTGCCTTCAGGCATTCGGTCAGTCGGTCAAGGTCAGCGCCTTCGAATTGTTCAAAAATGTTTTGCATATGTCCTCCGTTTAAACGTGCAAAGGTTTGATTTCGATTAAATATCCCAGCGCTTTGATGGTTTCCAAGGCATGGCGCGTGATGGTTTTCGTACCTGCAAGCCGGGCGAAAAGCTTCGCCTTGTCGCAGTGCGGATATATGGTCTGAAGCCCGTATACGTCCCGAATCGTGACTGTGATCTTCATTACAGTTCCCTCACTGAATATTCGTCGCAGTATTGATCCCATTCATGCGTGAAAGCACGGACGCAAGCGCCGACAGCATCATGTACAAGGCAATCACCAAAATCAGATTGTTTCCTGAAGCGATAGCCGGTCTCGTCTGAAACCTTGCGAATAGCGCCAGCGGCAGACCGGGCAGTGACTTTGAAGCGGTTCACCCATGCGTAATTTGCCTCGCCAGCAAAGGTATCGGTCATTTCGACAAAGTAAGTATTCATGTCAGCCTCTTAAGAATTCTGTAAACCATTGACAACAAAGTATTCAACATCAAACGCGGAAGGCAGATTGCCAGAGCACGGCAGACCATCCGAACCAATGACAGACCATCCTTTCATTGTGTTTTTGAGAGTGAATAATTTCCCGGAAGGCGCAATGACAATGCATCCATCCGCTACATGCCCCCTCATTGCCGTGAATTCGTTTGAATGTACTTTCATGTCAATCCCTTTCAATAAGTAAAGCCAATGTAAACGACAGCATTTGCCTTCAAGAAAATTTCCCGGCAAATATCCTCTGTATCAATGCATGAAAAGGTTTTGTTCTCGCGGCAGTAACTGCCCTTTGTGTAAACAGTTTTTGCGCCCAGCTTGCGGATGAAGTATTCGCCGGGTTTGACTTCGCGCAGTGTTTTCATTTCCATGATTTGCATCCTTGTCAGATTTGCTACGTTTAAATGTGCGACATGGGTATTAGGCCATAACTGCAATTATGTACGCAAGCGATATCAATAGTATTCGGTATGTTTTCCAGCAAATAAATTTTTATCGATCAATGCTCTGTCAATAGGGAAAGACTATTGTTTAAACCAATGACAAGGTATGTGTGCCAGATATATGGATTATGAATGCTTGACGGAAAGGAAATTGTGAATAACTTGTTTTCAATGGATTAAGAAAACGCGCGTATGCCACAAACGACAGTCAGGCAATGTCTGTATACCAGCAGGAAAGAAAATCGCTTGTAGGGCGTTTAAAGCAGTCTGTGATGGTTTTGTCAGTAATGAAAGGAATTAGGTTATTGTCAAGTGTGGATAACCTGTGGATAATGCGAACAGATGATTTTTTGTCGTCAGTGCAAGGAAAGCACGGGCGACAGTACAGAAGGAAGTGAGGGAAAGATGAATAAGACCAGCCAAAAAGAGTATTTGCAGGCATTGGAAGAGGCAAACAGTGCTATCGGGGAAACGCCAGATACTTACGAATCTGATAACACGCCGGGGGAAATGAGCGAAGCGGAACAGCTTGCTGCAATGGCAGATAAACCAAAGAAGGTAAGGAACGAAGTAAGACCATTAACAGAGCAGCAGAGACTGTTTGCGACACTGATAATCCAAGGCAAAACCCAGAGACAGGCTTACAGGGAAGCGTATAACAGCCAGATGAGTGATAGCGCCGTCAGCACGAATGCGTCAAAGCTTGCACGTGATCCAAGGATCGCAAACATGATCTCAGCAGCATGGGATGAGACGATTGAACACCTTGCGGATGATGTGGCGAGCACGAAAAGGTATGTGATGCGGAAGCTGGTTTCAATGAGCAAAGAAGCCAAACAGGAAGGCAGTAAATTGAAAGCCCTTGAGCTACTCGGAAAGACAGTCGGTCTATTCACCGTGGCAGAAGAGAAGACAGACCAGAAGGTATCAGCAGATCAACTGAAGAAGGAACTGTCAGGACATCTGAGATTGCTCGACAGCACGAAGACATTGAAGGTCAAGTGATGTGTGTAAACGGCAGTGATCATCCGGCAGACTGCGAGTGCAGAGCGATAGCCACGCCTGTCGATCAGGATGCTCCGGGACGAGACCGTACCGTACCGCCACCCCCCAAGCACAGCAGCACCTCCCCCCTCAGCTCTTACGCTCTAATCCGCTCAAACATATATCTCCATGCGAACACCACCCCCTCATGATCCAAATCGCCACCCCCCGGGGGTATATATATTTTGAAAATAAAGCTGTTATCAAGGAGACAACATGAATTTGGCAGAATTGAAACTCAAGGAAGTGGATGACGCGATTAAGGATCTGAAAGCGCAGAAAGCCAGAATTGAGATGGGCATTGAGATGTTGGAGAAGATTCGGGATTCATATGCGTTGATGTCTTCCCCAATTGGGTTGAAGAAGAGTCAAAAATCCACGGGGTTCTCGGACAAGGATTTTGTGCCGACGGAATGGGGCAAGGAGTTCGTTTAAACCCTTGCACGTTTAAATGTTCGCATTTATAGTTCCTGTGCGGTTCGCCGCGATGTTTCATGATCTCCAAAGGAAGTTGCGCCCAGCAGGGGTGGCCTAGTAACCCCTGACCAAAACGCATGGGTATTCGCTGAAGGCAGACCGCACCTCTGCCGACGAGAAAGAAGTGAGTACCCAGTCGTTTTGCGGGTGTAGCTCAGAGGTAGAGTGTCAGCCTTCCAAGCTGTTCGTCGCCGGTTCGAGTCCGGCTACCCGCTCCAAGAAATATGGGCAGTCCAAAGGATGGCAGTGGCATATCGCACACGATCATGGGGAATGCGGATTGTCCATATTTGTTGGGAA